GGTCGCTATTTCAGCGTCCCACAATCGTCCCCGTCTGACATTATGTTTGACTTATACAAAAATAATGCGGGCGTTGCTTTATATATTAATAGTTACTCAGCGTTAGATGGATATCCCAATAGATCAAATACTGCTGCTTCTGGGTCTGTAATACCGACTAACGGCGTCATAGATACTATTTATGCCGCTGTTGATGCAACTCCCGTTAGCACAGCTACCATAACATTGGTGAAAAATGGTGTGGATACTTCATTAAGTTGCGTTATAGTTGGGACAACGTGTAGTTTTACATCACCAGTGTCTGTTACGGCAGGTGATCTATTAGCAACCAAAGCAAATTATTCTAATGCTGGTGTTTTAGGAACTGCTAGCTATCGTTGGTCACCCAGTACGCCGGGTGAAGCTTTACTATTGAGTGGTAATGTAGATGCTACCCCGTCAGTTAGCGCAACTAACTACACTGCGTTTGGAAGATTTTATTCAACAACACCAACACCAACACCTGTACCTTATAACAGTACCGTTAAAACTTTATCCGTTACAAACAGAGTTGCTCCTAGTTCTGGAAAATCGTTTACCTATACTATCAGAAAAGGTCCTTATGGCTCTGTATCTGACACCAGTCTATCATGTCAAGTGGTTAATACAAATACGTCGTGTAGTGATAACGTTAATTCTGTCAATATCACTGCTGGACAAGGCGTAGACATCAAATCTGTTCCGAACAATACACCAACTAATCCAGTGGGGGTTGCTGTATCGGCTGTAATAGTTGTTTACCCGTGAGGACTATAATCATGCACAAACTGTTATGCGCTCTGTTGTTTACCCTCGTCTTCGGCGTAGCTCATGCTCAGACAGACAACGGGTTAATCCCGCCCAACACCGTGCTGGGTAACAATACAGGCTCTAGGTCTTCCCCGCGACCAATACCTGTTCCAGCTAGCGGCGTCACCAGTCTTGGTGGCGGCACAGGTGCACTTACCTTAGGGCAGGGGCTTGCGCGATCTGGGCAACAAATCTTCTCAACCGCACCTTATTTCAACGTAACCGAATACGGTGCTGTTTGCGACGGCACCACCGACGACTATTCAGCCATCAACGCCGCTGTTGTTGCAGCGCAGGTGGCAGGTGGTGGCACTGTCGTATTTCCGGGTCGTGTGTGCGTCATCAATCAAATGCTCGCGATTAGCGGTTCCCCTAACGGGTACACCAAGATTTCTCTACAAGGACAAGGACAATATAACTCTTACCTTGTAGGTAAAGGCTCGTCCTTCACCGGCGCTTGCGTCGTCCAATTCGGCGGTCAAGGTCTTGTTGACGGAATGTCGTTCAACAACGGTAGCATGGCCGGTGTCAGCGGTGCGTCGATGCATGGTGTATGCAACAATCGCCCCTTCGGTGGTGGCGGTATCGACCATCTAGTAATCCAGAACTCGCTTTTTGTAGGTTTCGGCCTAGCCAACAACGCTTGTGTGTACAACACAGGTGCTCAACAAGCTACCACTTCAGTATTCAACAGCACGTTTAATGGGTGTTGGCACGGTATCAAAGTTGACACTTGGAATGTTGGCGCTAACATCACCGGAAACCATATGTTCAATGTGGTCAACGGCATTCTTATGGATGGCAGCGCCAATGCTGTTGAAGGTGTTAATATCCTTTACAATGAGATTATCTCCGGCAATGCGCGCAGTGGTGCAACAAATTTCAGACCACTCGACATTATCAATGCCTGCTACGATTGTCACATTGCGTTTAACGTGTTTGACGCTGAACCTGTCGGTGTTGTCAATTATTGCGCTTCAAACGCGCTCAATCGTGCCGTCCGTATTCAGAACTCCGCCACCACATCATTCGTCACGAACTGGATGGCGAAAGGCTTCCTCGCGAACGGGACCTATAATATCGGTCTGCGCTTAACTGGTAATACTTTCCCTGACGGGTGCTATGCCTTCATCCAGAGCGCCATCGGCTTTAGTGCTTCAAGCAATTGGGCTTTTGGTGGATCGTCCGACGGTCAATGGCTCGCGATTGTAGATAGTCAAAATTTCGCTGTTGTTGGAAATATTGCATATGGCGCTTGGGGCGGTATTGCTGTTGGTGGCACAGTCTCAAAATGTACCTTCGGCAATAATGTAGTTACAGGTACGAGTGCTTACAGTCCTTGTACTTCGACTGGTAATGTTGGACCATGACAATGTTTGCTCTAGTCAAGAACGGCAAATTTTTCCGACGTATTCCAGAAAGCGGAAAAGTAGAACTCAACAAAGGTGACCATGTGTCGCCGCCAGTTGTTGGATGGTCTGGAAAGTCTGGTGACGACACTTTTATCGTCATGGCTATTCAGCCGTTCGTGACACCTGAAGGAAAACATCGTGTCGGTGATCCTTCTTATTCAGTCGATGGTCTTACAGTTATCGAAACGTATGAGGTGGCGGATATTCCACCTGAGTCAGAGTATGTGCCAGACAGCATCACACCAGCACAAGCTAAGGCTGAGTTGTTTGAGCGTGGATTGCTTGCTGCGGCCGAAGCGGCGGTTGCAGAACACCCTTACGAACTGGTCCGCGTCTACTGGAACTCTGCATTGCAGTGGGACCGTAACAATGCTTACGTCATCGCGTATGCCTACGAACTAGGTTTGCAAGATCAACTCGACGATTTCTTCATCGCGGCCAACCGAAGAAAGTTTTGAAATGAAACACGCAATCGTAGCGGTAATGCTATTGGTTTCTTCTCCAGTATTTGCGCAGTCGAAAGAATACATCCTTAAACTATCACCAGAAGAAGTCAATATGATTGGCAAGCTTCTTGAAGCGCAACCGTATCGCGACGTTGCCGCGCTTGTGGCTAAACTACGTGCTCAGATCATTGCTCAAGAAAAGAAGGAAGAAAAATGAGCAAATTGCCAAAACAATATGAATGGCTTGAAAAAGAGCCGGGACCAAAATTAATTGTAGAAGCTCTGAAGCTTTATGGCACTTTAGAGACACCGGGAAAAGGTGACAACCCGGTCATTATGAGTTGGGCGAAGGCTCTCAAGCTGACCGCTGTTTATTCACATGATAGCGTTCCGTGGTGCGGTCTTTTTATGGGGTATATCTGTCTGCGCGCAGGGAAACCTATTGCTCAGGCCCCGCTTTGGGCGCTATCGTGGGCCGATGAAGGAACGCGCGTAAAAGTCGCGATGTTGGGTGATATTTTAACTTTTAAGCGTAGCGGTGGCGGTCACGTTGGGTTATATGTGGGTGAAGACGCTACAGCTTACCATGTGCTCGGTGGAAATCAGTCCGATAAAGTCTGCATTGCTCGAATTGCTACATCTCGACTTTATCAAATCCGCCGTCCAAAATACATCAATCAACCGAAAAATATTCGGGTAATCAAATTAAAAGCAACTGGTTCTCTATCAACCAACGAAAGGTAACACAATGGCTGACGACACAACACCTACTTTCACAAATCCACTTCAGAACAACTCTACTGCTGTAGCTGTCATTAGCTATATCGCTGGCATTGCTGCTACAAAGCTTACTTTCTTTGATCTTGCAACATGGAATTACATTTTCATGGCGCTTGGCGGTTTGATCTTTGCGCTTTGGCAATTCTTCATTACTCGCAAGACTACTGTTGTTGCAACTGCGGCTAATTTGCCGGAAGTCGATAAAATCGAACTCAACCGAACCGCTCCGAACGCTCAAGGTCTTTACGATGCTACACCAGCTAACGTGACGATGAAGTAATGTCACTGTCAGTCATAGCCAATATCGTACTACTCCTGCTGAAAATAATCGACGGCCTTACTAGCTATTTGTATCAGCAAAAGTATCAAGATATTGGCTATGACAAGGCTATGGCTGAAATGACAGCATCGGCTCTTAAAAGGTCTGAGTATGCCAACAAGATCATGGCTAAGATATCCAATCTTGACAATGACGCTGTTGATGACTTCTTGCAGCGCATTGAAGATCAAAGGACCGGAAATAACGCTCAATAGCTTTTGCTCCGAATACAAACAAATCGTAAAGCAAAAAGGCGATGCTGCTAGCTTGAAAGGTGTCAATCTGTCTGTCAAGCGAGCTATCGCTGCAAATGAGGAAAATTATGAATGCCAATGCACCGATGGTAACGCTCCTAACTTCTGTTTAGCAAAGTGAGACAGAAATGCCCACATTCGACCTGACGTTTCGCGTTAGCGATGTTCTACAACTGTTAATGTGGGCAGCTTTGGGTGTTGGTTTTTTCATCAATATTCGAGACAAGTTGAACAGTCAAACTCATTCTCTCGACATGCAGAACCTTAAGCTAGATCATTATGGTGACGAACTCAGGAGCTTGAAAAGTTCCATGGGGAACGTCTCAACCGTTATGACAGCTATGGCAGTTCAAAAGGAACGCCTTGAGGGCATTGAGAGCGACGTTCGCGATCTAAAGCACGGTCGAGAATTTATCCGTAGCGAACATGGAATAGATCGCGAATAGTCTAAGACGCAGAGTTAAAGCCCCTTGCGGGGCTTTTATTGTCACAGATACGCGAAAGCTTCCTGCACTTTGCAGTGATAAGGTTTGCCGGTCAAATCTTCGTTGTTAAACGAATGACCACCAAAGATGATCCATCCGTGCTTGTAGCAATAATCAGCATTGACTGGTTCAGGAGCATTGCGAAAAAGATGCTCAATTGATGCTTTTTGATAGTCTTGATAAAGCTGCTTCGCGAAATTAAGAGCTTCTGCGCGGGTCATTTGCTATCTCCATTGTTGATAGAGCTACTTTATCAAATAGCTCTATCAAGTCAACAGTGATTTTCAACTTTTTCGAATTATTTTATGTTGCAGTGTGTCAATACAGCTTCTCAAAGTCATATCGATCCTTGATATGAGCTAGAAAATACTTTCCGACACTGTCGGCTTCCTTCATGCCTTCGTAAACGTCTTCTGGAACGTCACTGTAGACATACGTTCCACCTTTATTGAAAGTGATTTGCAGCTTGTGTTCTTCCTCGTCATAGCCAAAGCTCGAAAGCAGGCTGGACGACACGTTGTGAATTTCCATTGTCATTTATAATCTCCTTCCAAATATTCTTTCATTTCGACGCGCGCTTCGTAGAGAGCGTCTATGATCTTTCTAAGCTTAGCTTCTCTAGCAAGCAAACCGTCAACAAGATCGCCATCATCATCACTTAGCGAATTTCGCATACTGATGCAGCTTGCGCTTATAAGAGTAGCTTCGGCGTTGGCTTGCTCAATAGCTCGAATGGCTTTGATAAACTCCGCTCTCATCACCAAAACTCCATCTGTTTAGGTCGTTTAAGATACCCAATGTCATATAGGATCAATGTCAGCTTGTCAATTTTTTCTTTAGCCATCTTGTTTTATTAGATTGGATAACGGCCAATCTAAATTTCTCAGATTTTGGTTTGCCTTTATGCGCCTTAGAGACTGCTTCTTTCGTAGATTGCGAACAGATATTTCCTTTATTAGCAGCACTAATCTTAGCTTTAGTTTCATCAGAATGTTTTCGTCCAAGCATCTTGATTCTACGTTTATCGATGCTTTCTTTTGATTGAATTTTATTTTTAGCATTTTGTGAACGCTTGTATCTAAGCTCGGGAGTAGCAATATAACCAACAAAGCTAGCCGCTGTCGGTAATATGTTGTAGCATCTTTTGAAATTACCAACTTCAGCTTTACATAACCAGTTCTGTTCAACGTCTATTAAAAACTCTTTTGAGCAAATTTCTACAACTTCAAAGATAAAGCAATCTTCACCATATTTAAACCAAGCTTTTTGTAAATAGCGGTTTTTATGCACACCTCTCTTTAAAGTGCTTTTATGTTCCAACCATCGCTTTTCTATGTTGCTAGAACTTCCAACATAAACTTTACCGTTGGCAGCATTAGTTATGAAATATACGCCGACACTCATTCTACCAAAAGCTCAACTGTTTAGGTCTAGTTAGATATCCGATATCGTACAAAATATCGTTAGCGGTGTCAATATAATATTTTCGATCTAGATCATCTGGCATGTCTGTGGGCATATCCATGCACGGCGTGCAATTGTCAGTCTTTGGAACTTTGTTACCAGTGGTAACATATCGTATACAGTCTTGACTTTTGGTAGAGCTATACCACCGTACCACTTTACCTAAGTAATCGTTCTGAAACGCTGCTCCACCTTTGACGTTTCTAACAGTGACAAATCGTGTTAAGTCTTGGCAATTCATTACAGTTTCTTCTATCGGCGTTCCTTTGCTCAGAAAAGCTTTAATTGCGTCTGAGCATATGAGCATGATCGGATTGTTATCAAGAGGCGTTCCACTCTGACTGCCAACTTCGCTATATGGACCTTTAACTTTTACTTCGCCATCTTTCTTTACAGCGAAATAGGCATTAACATCGCGAGCGTAGTACGCAGCATAATCAGTGTCCTCTAACTGGAAATTAGTTCGCCTCTCCCATTCGTGCCACCAATATTGTAGTGTTCCCTCTTGACTTTCGTGGTAGTATACCACTAGACCGTCAGTGTTGGCACTGACAATCTCCATACCATTACAAGTCAGCATTTCAGCGAGCATCAAGATCGACAATTGACCAGTTAAATTCATCTGAATAGTGTTGCTTGGCGAGTACATGGTTGACCATACGTCGCTAAACTTACCAGAGACACCGTTTAGGAAAATCTTTAACCCTTTATCTTTAGTGAAGTTCTTCGTTCGCTTAGCTTCTACTCGTTGATCTTTGAAGCCTTTATAAATAGTGATGAAGTTCGGTCCCATAGCCATAGGGTAAAGGTTCAAATTGATAATAGCGTTTGGATAGTAGCTTGTAACGTCGATATCTTTAATCCTATAGCCATTTTCAGCCTTATACGCTTTGCCTTCGTCAATCGAATGAAGACCACCAATACCAAGTTGATAGCGATTACCACCAAGTTTGGCAGGCTCTTTCAAGTCATGTGGCGGGACGATTGTTCCACTGTCGCCAACAATAAAGCTGGTGTTTCTTACGCGCTCAAGAAGCACCTTAAGGTCTGGTGTATGAAACTCTAGAAATGGTTGAACGTTGTATTTGTATATTGTACCGGGTGGAATTTCTGGACGACGGATGAACTTACCGTTCAAACGGCCAACTTCTTTAGAGATTACAGCTTCGGCCATTTGAGCATCTGACTTACTCATCAGGTCTAAGCCGTATTCTTCCGATATTGAACGTCTCAAGTCAAGACGCTCTTGCATCTTGTCATATTTGAAGATCAATTCTGTAACGTCAAGATCGTTGCAATTGTATTCGTCAACTACTTCTTTTTGCCAATCGTCTAACGGTTCATAGTCTGGAAAAGGCAAGTCCTGAAGTCGCTTTGAATGAAGGCGAGCACCATAAAGCTTCAAGCTCGCACCAAGCGGACAAACTTGAATTAAATCGATATGCTGCATAGGCTTCAATTCGAACATCTGAAAGCCAAAGCGTTTAGCAGCGTCCTTTCCTCGCATGCCACTAATCAAGCTATCTGAAATCTCTTTGAGAAAATCAGGCTGACTATTTTGATGAAATGCCCACAGCATAGGCAAATCGTAATGTATGGAGTTGAAACCTATCGTGCGATAACTAAACATGAGCCACGACAGAAAGCGTTGATTGGCTCCTGTCGTGACCTTGATATATTTACCTGTCGCTACGCTCTTAAACCCGAACATCGCATAGTTCGGGTAGAACTCGCCGTCCAATATCAAATCGCTACCAGCGTTAGCTAGTATCTCTGCATCAGTCATATATTCGCGCTCAATACGCGGACGTTGCTTGTACGGGTTAAGCTTTACACCTTTGCCCGTTACAAGCTTTCCGTCATCATCGCTCAACATTTTCTTTAATCAGCTTATGCAAATCGCCAAGCATTCCGAGTTGATCTTGCAAAAGCAAAATGCTGCGTTCCATGCAATCCATGCAAATGATATAACCTTCATTGGCAGAAGGAAGACTTTTACCAAGAGCAATCAACATTTCCTCTTCAATAGACTTAACCCTGTGCATTGATGACATTACCCCGCCAACATGACGCACATAGCCATTTAGCGATTGCTGCATTTCTGTGACGATGCCTGCTAGCAGTTCTTTATGCTTTTCGTTTTTTACTGAATAGCAATCGATCTTGAAATTGCTTTCTAGTTCTTGTTTCTTAGCACCATCGAAAATCAATCCAATAGCTACGTGCTTTTTGTCTGCGTTAAAATGTTCGCTCATTGATCGCTTCTCCCCATGATCGCACCACGAATGTTATACCCATACCAGACTGTCATTTTTCCGTCAAGAGCTAGAAAATCAGCAGACTTAACATAAGGCTTAATCATTTTCAGATTAGCAATCTTCATGATCGGCCCTTTCGGCAACCCTATCACTTCGTAGCTCGCTCCTGCGTCGGCGTTCTTATGGCTACGCAAAACACCATCATCAAAATATACATATCCGTCATCACT